CTATTATTTGTACCCCAATAAGAAGGGTCATCAAACCTTCCCTTACCTCCAAATACATCATCACCTAATTCATCACCATTAGTTGTAACGAAATCAACTACACTAGTATTAGATGCAAGTCCTGAACCTGTAACTCCATCTGAATAATAAAGCGCTCCTGTTTTTCCTGAATAGAAATTAGTATTTGCTGTAGGAAATGATGCGTTATCTAAATTCCACCATGATACTAAGTTTGTTTTTTCGCTATCTGTTAATCCAGCATAATTCTTGTTCATTATAGATTTAATTTGTGGTTGTGTTAATACTGTATGCCAGTAACCAAAATTACACATTGCTCCATCCCAATAGTGTCCAGAACCACCACTTGTTCTAAAACCTAATGTTAGGTTTACATCGTTATTAACATGCGCTCCATCAGTATCAACAGCAGAATGTGTCCCTTTTACTGCACCATTTATATAGTGAGTTAAAACTGCATCATCTGTAGCATTGTATTGATAAGTTAAAGCATAATGTGTCCATTTATTTAAAGGAATACCTTCTGAAGCTACACCTTCACTTTGAGTTCCAAAATATACTTGAGGAACACCATTTGCATCAGTAAAAACAGACAGGTGACCACCTGAGCTATTTCTTTTTGCTATAATATATTCGCTAGCGCTATTAGTCCCCCTATAAACCCACACAGCATAAGTTAGACTACCTGAAGCTTGTAATGAAGAATCGTTTCCAAAACTAACATAATCCCCAGAGCCATCTAATGATATAGCACCATCACTGCATGGCACTACACTACCTGCATTGTATTGATGTTTTAGTACAAGGTTATCTGTTACTATACCAGGTGTTATAGGCTTAGAAATTGCTCTTGATAAGTTACTACCTAATCCTAAAGGCATATTAACCTATATAAGCTATTACTGCACCAGATGTTAAATCTATACTAGTCCAACGACCATAAATAGTCATTCCTGCTGGTATAGTTTCTGAAGCCATTGTGTTACCATTATATGAACCTACACCATAACCATTTGTAGTATCTGTAGGTGTTAAGACATTAAACACAGTATCTTCTATACATTGTATTGCCACAAAGTTTCCTGAGTGTACAGAATTGTCTGATATGAATTTAGCTCCAGCCTGACCTAAAGCAGCATTTTGTGCTTCTACGACTGAAAGTTTATGTAAACTTGATGTTGCCATTTTATTCTCCTTTTGAGTGTACTTTAAGCTCTGGCATGAGCATGAACGTACTTGTTATAAAAAATTCTTAGTAGATTCGGGGCAAGCCTTTTATATGACATGCCCCATAGTTCTACAAAACTATTAAACCTTATTTATTCGGTTTATGATATAGTAATATGAGCAACATCATGCGCTGTAGCTCTTGTTAGGTAATTTGTACCATCGCAAAAGATTTCAACACAATCTCCAAGTTGCGCTCCACTAATAAATACTATTTCATCAACTGCTGTTGAGTCTGTTGAAGAACCTGTTCCACCATCACCACCAGAAGTATATCCAACTATAGTATCTTCAGCTGTATTATTAGCTATAGTTACTGCATTAGCACCAACAGTAGTTAAAATAAATTTAACATTCCATCCTGGTCCTACTGTACTAACTAAAGGAAGAGTAATTTCATATGCACTATCTTGGTCTACTCCAAACACTTTTCCAGAGTCCATAGCATCTAATGTTCTAGCAGATGAAATAACTTCAAATTTAGCATTAAGTCCAGCTTGGCTAGCACTACTATTATTATTTAAAAAATTAATAAGTGCATGAGTTTCTGGTAGAGTTACTTCAAGACCTGCTTCTGTTAGAATCATATCTTTACGTAAATCTTCGTCTGCTTGTTGCACGTTAGTTGTGATTGATGTATCTCTATTTAAACCGTTACCAACTAATGGTCTGTAAGCTACTTGGTCTAAATCAACAAAAGCCATATGTCCAGAAGCATTGTTTCTAAATAGTGGCTCTGCTACCATAGATGCTGAACCATGTACAGTATCAACTGATAACACTGTGTGTCCAAATGCACCTTTACTAGATGGGAAGTTATATCTTGTGTCTCCATCAGTTAAAGAAGCAGAAACAAATCCACCGTTTAACTTATTAAAGTGAGACATAACTGGTCTTGATACTAAGCAAAGCTTTTTATCAGAACCACCTCTAGCAGGGTCATACATTGTTTCAAACGCTGTTAATAAGCCATCGAATGTTAATTCAGATGCAGCATAAGTAGCTAAGTATGGTGTAGACTCAGCATAAGCACCAATAGCGCCATCTTCTGGAGTTCCACCATTTTTAATAATGTGACCAACTATACCATCAGTATACTGAATACCACTTCTGCTACCTTTCATACCAAAAAGCATTGCTCTTTCAATGTCGATTTTATGTTCTCTTAATTTAAGATTCCATATTCTATCCCATTCATCAGCATACCCTCTGTATACAGTAGCTCTAGCTGTGTTAGACATTTCACAAGCTGTTTTAAAGATTTGAGTATAACCAAATCCATCATCTAACTTTTGTGAAAATACGTCTGGTGCGCCAGAACCTTGCTCATATGATGTACCAATAATAACAGCTTCACCATTATCGTCTAATGTTGTTGTACTGCCACTAGAAGCTTCAACTGTTTTTACAACAATTGAAGTATCAGATGCGTTATGAGAAACAGATTCAATTCTACCCATAGCTTGAGTAATAGCTTCTGTATCTGCACCACCACCTTTGTTTACATTTTGTGCAAACTGTATAACCATACCTTTAATTAAAAAGTCTACACTAGCAGCTCCTGATGTATCAACTAATAAAGTTGTGTTACCACCTGCAGCAGCTAATGTTTGAGCGCCTTTAATTAAAAAACTACGGTCTGTCATGTGAACTTTTGTTCTATCTTCTAAAAACCTAAACTGAGAATCAGTTGTAGGTACTTTTCCTACTTTTGACAAGTATACAAAAAATGGTGACTCGTCTGGGGCTAAATCTGCGATTCTATCGCTAAAGTCATACAGTCTTCTTGTACTTAAATTAGCACTGTCTGTAGTATTGCTCCCTGGAGTTCCAAAATTAACTTGCCCTTGATTAAATGTCGGCATGTTATCTCCTTTACCGTTTTATATTATTTACAATACATTCGTACGACTACCAGCTTTTTGTACTCTATCCCACATAGAGTCTTCGTCACTTTTAGGAGTTTGAGGTGCTTGACCTTGTAATACTCCACCTTGTGCAGGTGTACCCTGCGTTTGACGAATACTATCAAGTGGTCTTTCTACTTGCTGATTGTCTCCAGACTCCATAACAGCTCTCCACATTTTAATAGCACCATCAACACCATACTCAGCAGGATTTTGTGCTGCAAAATTCATAAAAGAGTCTACTTCTTCTGGGTTTAACCCTCTTTGTTGTAGTTCGGTCTTTAACTGCATTTCGCCTTGACTTTTTTGAAGTCCCTGCATTTGTTGGTTAACAGCTCCATTTATAGAGTCCTGTAGTTCTTGTTGTCTGAACTTGTACGATTTAGACTGCGGGTCATTATAGGCTTCCCATGGGTCAAATTCATCTTTATCTAAAGTTATACGTTCAGGTTCTGTTGGTTGACCTTGTCCTTGTACCATACCAGTTATGGTCTGGGTTATATCTGGACGAGATTCCAATAGTTTTCCTATTTTTTCGTATTTTTTTAGTTGAGAGTTTTCCGCTGCGAGTTTGTCCTTTTCACTTTGGAAGTACTTTGCTTGTTCTTCCCAGTTTCCAGAAGTCTCTTGCGTATTAACACTTTCGTCTTGCCCTACATTATCAACGGTTTCACCTTCTTGATGTCCGTTTTCATATGCGTCACTCATTAGTTATCCTTCCTGCGATTTCTCTTGTGCTTTTTGAGATTCACTACGTAAACGTAATTTCTCTGACTCGAGTTTAACCGCATTACCTAGCTTATTAGCAGCTAGTTTGTTTTTAGAGCTATATTCAAGCTCTTGCTCTTTAAGTCTTGTTTTAAACTTCTCAACTTCTGTTCTTTGTCTAGAAGATACAGTTTCACGTTGAGCGGTTTGTAAGTCTCCACCAAGCTTTTTAAGTTGTTCTTGCGCCTGTGCAAGCATACCCTGTAATTTACTAACTTCGTCAGTTCTTTGCAATACTCCTTCTTTGTCAAAGATTTCAGTCTTTTTAAGCGCTTCTACTCTATCTATTAAGCCTGCTTGATAAGCTTCCATATATAATTGGAACTCACCATACTTATTAGATGGTAGTGTGGAACCACCAAGTATACGCACATCAAATTGACCTACTGTAATATCATTTTCAATTGACATCAACTCATTAGTTTTATCATCATATAAACGAGCATTTACTGTAAACTCACTTATATCATTATTAGGTTGTACTATTCTAAATGTTTTCTTAAATCTATAATGCTGTCTAGCCATATTATATACAACTTGACCTAATCTTTTCATTGACCCTTCAATATCTCTCAGTTTAGACTTTGAACGTCTTTGCCCAACATTTTCCATCATCATAGTAGCTGAGTATGTTCTAGGTGCCGCATCTGTACTGCCTTGCATCATTTCAAATATACCAATGTTTAAATCAATATAACCTTCAATCATTTTAGGTAGTGTTAATATACTGCCTGATAATGGTTGTGGTGAAGGAAAGTGAGGCTCCCCAAAAGATGGGTCGTATTCGATAGTAGCATTAGGATTCGCCCAATCTCGCTCTAGTTCTTCAATATCGCTAACACTACCTTGGGGAACTAAAAGCTTCAAACCTGCTGAAGCCTGCGCGTGTGATGTAATGAGGGAAACCGTCTTGTTGAGGAACCTTTGAAATGCTTTATTTTTTCTAACGTCACTCATTGGGTATGGTGTGTTGGTCCATATGTTTGGTACTGGTATAACAGGATATATATCTGTATCACATATCATTTCATACAATACTATTTGACCAACAGTACATGTTAATTTAATTCTTGTTTGTGTTACTTCAACAAAATCAATAAGTCCAGATTCTATAGCTGCAGCAAAATCTCTATCTTCTGCCATTGCAGCGAACTGTTCTTGAGTCATTATTCTTTCATCGCCAGTTCTGGCATCAACAACTCTATAATAAGGTACTCTTACCTTTTTGTAATGTTCAAGTAATCTATACTTTTCAATATGATAGTCTTTATCTTTTGAATTGTCTGGCGTAAAGCTTTCCATAGTCGTTCTATTAGTTGCATCAGGATAGTCCTCCTCCTTGTTAAATGTTTCTATCTCATCTATTAATAATTTTTCTGAGTCTTCACTTATAGTTTGACTCATTTGTGGATATAAATCTATTAACTGCTGTCTTGTTAATATAGTTGACACTATAATACCTGAAGCATCATCAAAATACTTATGTCTAGAATTAGGGTCTACATAAACTCTAAATGGGTCTACATAAGTAAATTTAACTTCACCTCTACCAAAATCAGCATCTCTATCTAGATATGCATAAAAATAACCAAGACCAGTAACAGCGTAATCATGAACAACTTGTTTGAATACTTCGTTACCATCTGATTTATCCCATACATATTCTAGTATAGTCTTCCATACGTTTGCTAATTTGTTATCAGAGTCTTCCCTACCTACTGCGCTAAACTTAGGCTGCTTAGATGTAACAATTGCCTTAAACTGTTCAATAGCAGCATACAGTCTATCCATGGGCATAGACGATTGATTACGTGAATCTAACTCATCAAGCTCTGATTGTGAAAAATGATTACCTAAATAAAAGTCAATATCTTCTCTAGCGGCTACGTCCCAGTCTTTTCTGGCGTCTTTCCATCTATCAAACAACTCATTTATTTCTTTTACTCTTAAATCTTCTTGTATCATAGTGTATAATATAGTATTATTTCCTAGCTCCAGTCAACCAATTATATGCTTTACGTGGTTTTGTCCAAACGCCAGAATTATTTTTATTTTTCTTTTTACGTTTAGGTTGACCTTTAGCAAACTGTGTAGCAAGCCAAAATGCGTCAATAGTATCATCATGACTTCCTTTTGGAAAATCAAGTAATTCACCTATAAACTCATGCATTTCTTTTTTAATGTGTACAGCGCCTGCTTTAAACATTGGTTGAAGCCCTTCAAATAATCTGTCCTTTTTCTTTTGATTGTAATTTTTGATACCTTTTTCTATGCCTGGTAAAAACATTCCTTCACTTTTACTACGTTTCATAACATAATCTCTTAACATTTCCTGGTATGC